TATCCTCATGTCGCCATTGATGATACGGTTGCGGAAACCTGTGTAGCCAACGGTGGTCTGCAGGCTGCCATCAGCAAAGGCATGACCATAACCTACGCCAGTTACGCTCACGTTGCCTATGCTGGTGATGCTGGTCACCGTACCCAGTGAGGTTGGATTGGTTGTTGTGTTCACTATGGGCGTGCCACCTGCGGTGCTGATGCCGCTGTTGCCGTCGATGATAATGCTCATGGTTTATAGCTCCGCTGAAAATTTGATGCGTGCCGATGTGTTAGCAGCCTGTGCAAATGATGCATTGCCTGCTACCAATCCAGATGCCACAGTTATCTGAAGCAGTGCAGTCTGTACATCAGCATTGGTTATTGTGCTGGCAGTCCATGCTAGTGATGTGTTTACCGCAGCGTTGACCATGTACCAATCAGAATTAGCAGACACTGAAAAATTGCTACCAGATGGTGCTGTTCTTAGCGTGACAGGGAAGAGTATAGGGATATATGCCTGTGTACCAGATGATGCTTGTCCGGTTGGCAGAGGCTGAGCGGAAACTCCGCCTATCTGGAAATAATATCTCTGGCACATACCAAACTCCACCCCAAAATTCCTACGTTCAAATGGCGTAGCTACGCCGCCAACTTCGAACTGGAAACCGGTGATGTATAAAGTAGCACCAGAAGTAGCCACTGTGTTTACAGCACCAACTGCTGACCAGTACGAACCGCTAGTCCAGGCACCTGCAGTGCCCTGATAGGTTGAGCCAGTGCCCAGATTGAAGTTCACATATAATCCCACACCGTTGGTGGTAAGCCAAGCGCCAGCACCGCCTGTGTCGCCGGGTATCACAACAGTGAAATACTGCCAAGTGTTAGCAGCAGAGATAGTGTATAGGAATGGATAGCTCCTCGAAGCAGCGTTATTCACTATGGCGCCGCTATAATTGCCTGGGAGGTTGCTGTAGGCCCAGAAGCTGATGGTCACAGTCTTGGCCAAACCGGTACCCCAGGCTAGGTCGCTGATGTTGTATCCCTCTATGGGTTGCTGTAGCAATATGAGATCACTGCTTACCGGTGAATAGGCACTGAGCGATGTCATGCCAAGATAATTGGTGTAACCAGAGGGCGGTGTGACTGATCCGGCATTCTGCTGAGCAGATAGCTTGCTGGCTTGGCTAATGTATATGCCCCATCTATCAGTAATATAGTTCCTAACACCTGTGCTAGTTGGGGTCACGCTTGCGCCAGCATTGCGCTGATCGATCCTCATGTCACCGTTGATGATGCGATTGCGGAAACCTGTGTAGCCAGCTGTGCCCTGCACGCTTGCGTCGTTGAAGGTAATGCCTGCCTGTCCGTCTATTATGGTGGTCATTGTTTTGATCTCATTCGTAAATTACGTTGATAGCACCAGCATTGAAAGTCGGAGCTGTGACACCGGTTATGTTAACGCGATCTAATGTACCAGACAGTGTCACTGATCCTGAGCTCATTGCACCTCTAGATCCACCTGTATTCACCAAGTAACCGCTGGCTATCCAAGTTGTACCAGATATGTTCAATAACACCACCTGCCCAGAAAACGGAAAAGAATTATATGCATCCCAGATGATAAACCCTGCTGTACTGGTGCTACTAGCCGAACCTGACGCTGCACTCTGCGTTGAAAGCGCTGCGCTGACATATCCAGATGACGCAATCGAACCAGAGCCAATCTGAACCAAACCGTTTACTGTGCCTGTTTGTCCCACGCCGTTAAAGATAATAGTAACACGCTTAGCATATGAAGGTATGCCAGTGAACAAGAATGCCGAACCAGAAGTTGTTGGCTGAGACGTACTCTGTACGATATTCGTGCTCACTCCCTGTACTGCAAAGGTACCCGTGCCTATTGGCAGAGTGATCACGTTGCCTGTGCCAAGACCAGTGCTGAAGGTCATGTTACCCGAGTTGTCAGGCGTGATCACCAATCCTGTACCTGGCACTGCCTGAAGGTTAACGGCCATGCTTAATCTCCATCACACTATCACCCATCTGGATCCTGGCTGTACGGTCACGTTAGCACCTGTGGCTATGGTAAGGTTGCCCACGCTGAGTGCGTTCTTGCCACTGGGTATGGTATAGGGTGCGTTCACGCTCTGACCAAAGGTCTGCACGGCACCGCCTGGGCTGCTGCTGTAATTGGTGCTGTTGAGGTTGCCCGTGATGTCCAGCGCATACTGTGGCACTGCGCTGCCTATGCCCACGTTGCCCAAGAACACTGCTGCGGCCTGCGTGGCTGTGCCGGCCACGGTCAGTGCACCATAGGTGCTGCTTGTGCCCATGCCAACAGAACCATTTGTAGCTACCAGCTGCGTGCCGCCAACCCTGAGGCCGTCTGCGTCTAACCATAGCGTCTGGTTGGTGGTCATTGGTGCTGCTCCAACGTGGTTATTCTTGCTTCCAGCGATTCAATCTGGGCCTGCTGCTCCTTGATGGCTTGGACCAGCAGCGGCACCAGCTTGTCGTACTGTATGGTCATGTAGTTAGCGCCGCTCACGCTGTGGCCATCTGTGCCTATGTCAAAGGGTGCAGATCTTATGACCTGAGGCATGATAGCCTCCACTTCCTGTGCGATAAGACCAACTTTGTCTGTGGTCCGACTCTCGCCAACCAGATCTTCTGCCAGCTGGTTTGGATTGTAGTACACACCATTGATGGCCATGACCTTGTCCATGGCATTGGTGATGATCTTGATGTTGTCCTTGAGTCGCAGGTCACTGAAGTATGCGGTTATTTCAAGTGAGGCAGTTATGTTGCCTGTAACGGCCAAGTTGCCCGTGGCATTGGTGCCAGGCTTAGTCACTGTAACGATAGCGTTAGCCGCGGAGTATGCGTCATTGACCTGTTCAATGGTTAGCTGTCCAGCTGCACCACCGCCAATCCTCCATGTCTTGAGATCTGTGCCAGCATTACCATTGTAAACCTGCAGATATGGAGTGACCCCTGAAGAAGGGGTGGTCCTGGCAACCACACCTTGATCAACGTTAAGTGTTGAATTTCCAAGCTGTAAAGTAGTGCCTATGCCAACCGCACCGCCGCTAGCGATGCGCATGCGCTCAGTAGCGCTGGTCTCGAACCCAACTGCATCACCATAAGGAGAACCCGCCAGCACCAGACCAGCTGAAGGAGATCTAACCCTGAACGTGCCTGAACCTATGCGCTGCAGGAACTGCAGATCCGTGGCGTCAGACGTGAAGGCAGCTATCTTTCCAAAGTAGTTGAGACCGCTGGTGCCTATACCCACGTTGCCGTTGCCGTCAACGCTCATGCGATCCACGTTATTGGTACGTATGAACACGTTCTGTGCGTTCACAGTACCTATGCGCATGTTGCCGGGACCCAGAATCTGTAGTCCAACAGCACTGCTGGATACTGCGCTGGGTGTGGTCACGCTGTTGTTGTCCCAGCCACTGCTGGTAACACCATTTAGACGTATGCTCCAAGCGTTGTCACCAGTCTGGTATGGACCATCGCCAGGCAGGTTGAAGTTCATCATGGTCTGCAGGTAATAGTTACCATATGCTGTGGCTGATATCACAGGCCAAGGCCAGTCAGCGGCTTCTGTTGGACTGGTCAGTGGACCTAGATAGTTCTTGGCCCAGATCACGCTACCATTGCTGGTGAAGGTCTGAGCCTCTACCACAGCATTGCTGGTCACTATGTTGGTTCCTATACCAACGAAACCAGTGCTGTTGATGCGCATGCGCTCGGATGGTACTTCACTGCCTATGGCCTGTGTGAATGTTCCAACTGCTAATCCGCCCCCACTAAGAGCACTGATGTTACCACCACCACTATTGTTGTTGACAAAAACAGCTCCGCCACCTTTGGCACTGTTTACTACCACCACACCCGTGCCGATAGCTGTGTTAGTGGTCGTGCCTAGCAGTAGGTTACCACCGCTGAGCAGCTGCATCTGTATGGCTGTGCCAGCTGAAGCCAGACCCTGTGCGAAGTTAAGCTGCGTTCCTGTGCCTGTGGTATAAAGCGCGAACCCAGCTGTGCCCGAGTCGATCAGGCTGAGCGCACCGCCATAGCTGCCTATGCCTGCGAAGCTGGCCGCCGTCCATGCACTTGTGCTTGGTATGAATCCGCCCTGAGCCGTGATGCTGCCGCCCGTTCCAGTGGCCGTAGCCGGACCTATGATAACGTTGCCAGTGCTGGTTATACGCAGGCCTGTTGTGTAGGTTTCGGCGCCAACTGCACCCGTGTAGCTGCTGAACACCAGTCCGCCACCTGATATAGCCTGCACGTTACCACCGCCAGGAGAAGCACCACCGCTGCTCCACTGCGTGCCCCCGCCTGTGGCTGCAAACAGCGTCTCCAGGCTGTTGCCGCTGCTAGTTGGTGTGCCAGTGCCTATACCAACCTTGCCCTGCACTATCATGCCGTTGGCTGGCCCCGTGACCACACCGGCGAAGTTGTTGCCCACGGCCAGTGTGCCGTTCACGTCCAGCGCGTTCTGTGGTATTGTGATGCCATTGATGCCCACGCGATAGTTGCTGCTCACATAGCTCCATGCCACCGCAGGAGTGGTAGCTGCGCTGTCGCCTCTGCGCAGATAGCCTATGCTCTGTGCTAGGCTGGGATCATAGCCCAGCACTGCACCAAATGATACCACGTTGCCTACCGTGATCTCTTGGCGTGTTGCTGAACCAGGTCGCGTGTTGAACAGCACATAATCAGTGCCATACACGCTGAGCTGATAGCTGGGAGTGCTGGTTCCTATGCCCAGTCGCCTGTTGGCCAGATCCCAGACGAAGTTTGTGCTGTCGCCCAGCAGCGAGTTGCCACCGCCGGCAACCTGTATGGTGTTGGTTGGACCATAGGTGCCAGTGGTCAGATAGCTGCCGTTGGGGAAGTAGATACCGCTGCTGGTCAGCGCAGTGTTGGCCACGATCACGTTACCCCAGACGTAGAGATTGCTGCTCACGTTGGTGGTGCTCATGCCAGCTGCGCTGCTGGTACCTATGCCAGTGGCAGTCCTCACTATGAGGTTGCCAAGTGTGTCTAGGCGCATGGCTTCAGTAGTGACTTCGCTGCCAATAGCACCCGTGAAAGTGCTCCAAGCTAATCCGCCGCCACTGAGCGCACTGACATTGCCACCACCGTTGTTGTTGTTGAAATACTGGATGCCACCGCCCTTGGCGCTGTTGATTACTACCGTAGCAGTCGATATGTAAGCATTAACTATACCGTTCACCCCGCCGGTGGTGCCTATCAGTACATTACTGTTGCTGTTAATACCTAGACCCACAGTGCTACTGACCACAGCGCCACCTGGTGGAGCAGGTTTAATAGCAATATATCCGCCATTGTCTGGACTGGTTGACCAAGCAATGTTGAGATAGCGCGGTATAGCGCGGTTTGGATTTCTAGCTTCTATCCCGCCGCCTAAGTTTGCTGACAGGCTAGCTGTGGTTTCTGAGACTATGAAAGTGTTAAGTGGACTGCTGATCTTCAGTATCCTACCAACGCTGCCGTTTGACTGTGTGACAGTGTCGCTGGTACCGATACCAACGTTGCCGCCGTTTTCCTGCAGCGTTATGCCTCTAGACGATATTCCTTGTTCTATGGCCTGGAAGGTCAGTCGTCGATTGATATCAGTGGGATCACCTACCAGCTGCATCCAACCTTGCAGTTGGTTAGCAGCATCGTTTGAAACTATCAGCATGGTACCCTGAGATGGGGTGCCTATGGGACTGCTGGCCTTAGGCAAGGTTCCGATCATCAACGGAACCGTTGGATTAGAACCTATGATGTTGGCACTTCCTTGGCTGTTGACCAATAAATTACCAGTGTAATTATTCTGTTGGCCACCAACGTTAATGTTGCCCCCGATTCCAACGCCGCCGGATACTACAAGGGCGCCTGTACCTGTGCTTGTACTGGCATTGGTGCTGTTCACAGTCACGTTCTGGCCAAACACACCATAGACGTTGCTGATCAGTGCGTTGACCACAGCAGTGCCTGCCACGGTCACGTTGTTTATGGTGAGATTGCCCAGCACGGTCACTGGCTGCCTGAATATGGCAGCCACGTTCACGTCCAGTCCTGCAGCGGGGGCAGTCGTGCCTATGCCCACGTTGCCAGTGGTGCTGGCCAATATTACCATGCTGCCGCTGGCAGTGACAGTGCCACTGTTGCCAGTGACCATGACTTCATTAGCAGGATATTGTGTGTTATTGTCCGTGCTGGCCATGCCAGGAAACGGGACGAAATCTACCAACGGTCAGGCTCCTAGGAAATGTTACCGGATATTTATCCGTGGTCTTGGCAGCATGCGATGCCTAATGTATACTGTGCTTGGAGGATCGCACATGCACATACACGACATCATGGCAGCAGCTGACTATAGGATGGTTGAAGGCAGGGATTGGCTCTGGGACTTCCTGGGCAAGGACTGCAGAGAAGTGCTGTTTGAAAGCTGGGGTCTGCATGACGGCAATGAACATTTCCCCGTGGGAGCAGTGTTCCACTGTGCCACAGGCGCAGTCAAGCAGCTTACTGTCGAGACTGCGCAGGGTGCCTGGCGTTGGATGAGCCCAGAATGCCATGCTGGATACATCTTGGCCTGTGCGGATCTAGGCGAGCAGCCCTGGCAGGAACCCGGGCTGACCTGGATATCAGACAGCGCAGAGATTGTGGCGATGATAGCAGCTGCGCTGCATCCCGAACGCAGGCCAGACGATGCAGATGAGAGCTATCGCTGGGCCCCGTCTGAGACCGAGATGGAAGTGCAGCGAGACGGAGACGTCTCCGTCAAGCCCTGATCAAGCCTGGGCTTCTGTCCAGCTCAGTCGAGCTTGGATGCTCTTGGAACCACTGTCGATGTTTTGGCAAACGATGGTCAGCACGTCTGGTCCGTCTGGATACACCTGCTGACCAGCAGTGTTGTTCTGGCCACCGCCCAGTATGCTGTTACCAAGATCGCGAACCGCGCTGAGATCCTGCTGTGTGACTGCGTATGTAGTACCACCTGCAGTGGATGCGAAGAACGCGAACACAGGTTCACCGCCTATGATCGTGGTTCCTATCGGATGGTATGCCACCTGTGCCAGGCTAGAACCGCCCACGCTTTGGAACGTGCTGGTAGTTGGTGCTATCACTGTACCGTTCAGCACCAGCTGCATGAGGAACAATCCATTGCTGGCCAAGTCAACTGCAGCTGGTACCAGCTGCATGTGGTTCACGATCTCTTGTCTACCCAGGGTGCCCGTGACACCGCCCTGCACGCTTGGTCCTATGCGTATGCTCAGCAGTGCTGTACGCTGGTTCTGACCAACCGATAGCGTAGATGTCATACCCGCGATGAACACGTAGGATTTATCGTTGTCAAACCTACCGTCCATGATCACAGATGTTCCCCAGTGTGATATCATGGGCGTGAAGAATGGAGCGTGCTGCTGAACGCCTATGGGACTGGTGCTTGAATAGGTATGCGTCTGGTTGGCATTGGCCATGGCATAGGTGCTGAGTGTGATGGAACCGCTGGCAGTAGGCGCTTGGTTCAGTGTCAGCGTGTTTGGACTACCGTTGGTAGCCTTGACGATGTAGGTATTGCCAGGTATGCCGGTTCCTGTGATATACATGCCCGCCTGCACTGTGCTGATGCTGGTGCTGGTGGTCACGTTGGCATTTCCGCTTACCGTGGTTACTGATGCCAAGCTGCCCGCTGATTGACCACGCACTGTAACGTTAAAGGTCGTAGCTGTCACGTTGTCATAGCTGACATATTCAGGAGTGCTGCTCTTGATCAGCAGTATTCCTTGGCTGGGGAAGCTGGCAGTGTTGGCCACGTTCAGCGTGGTTGCGCTGGCAGCAAACGTGCTGGTCAGCTGCGTCTCAGGTACTTCGTTGTTGACTTCATAGTGGCCTGGCAGGTTACCTGAGCGCATGTATGATAGGTACTGTATGTTGTTGTGCTGCAGCTTGTGCGCATAGTAGATTGTGCCGTCAACGGTACGCACACCCCAGCGCACGAAGCCTGCACCATACCAGCTGTAGTCAACGTACCACATCTGTATCTTGGTGAGATCAATGGTGTAGCCGCTGGGACCTGTACCATCTAACCTGTCGATGTTGAACTGGCTCTGTGGTATGCGCGTATCTTGTACCTTGCTGATCTGGCACTGGTTGATGCTGGCGCCACGATAGGGCGGTGTGATGGTCAGGCTGGTGTTGCTGTTGATCTGCAGCACTCTATAGGTCTGTCCGCGTATCACTATGTAATCAAATGGTACCAGCTGAGTGCTGAAGCTGGTGTTCTGACCGTCACCGCCTGTGGCCACGCTGGTCACCGTGCTAGATCCCTGAGTGACGCTCACGTAGCCTGTTATCTGCTGCGTGGCGCTGCGGCGCACAGCATACAGTGTCTGGCCATCAAATTCCCAGTAGATGCCGTTCTGCTGTTCAAACAGGCCCATGCGCACCTTGCTGCCGTACCATGCGTTTGGACCTATCTGAGGTATGCCTGCGCAGGTAGTGCTGCCCAGAGTCTGCGTGGCATACACGTTTACCGTATAGGCATCAGGTGTCTGTTGGACCAGGTAGTTGCCTGCATAACCAGATGTTATGCCGTTGACACCAGTGCTGATAGCCGTGTTTGAAACGTAAACGTTGGCACCGCTGCTGAGATAGTGTGGTGTCTTGGTCTTGATGGTTATCAGCGCACCAGGTGCAGTGGTGTTGGCTGTGATGGTGTCAGTTGGTATGGCCGGTTTGACTATGGTACCTGTGCTGACCTGTATGCCCTTGCCTGATTGATAGCGGAAATAGCGTCGTGTCTGGCGTATCACGGCCACGTTGTGTGCCACGGGATTGCCTGTGGTGAAGAACACACCGCCGTCAAAAGCCCTGTGGGCCACCACTAGGTCTGAACGAGGTATCACGTTGGCCACGTTTGATCCGCTGGCAGGTGTGGCGTTCAGTGCTACCTGGAAGCTGGTATCACTGGTATAGCCAGTGACCGTCCAGCTGCCATTGAAGGTGCTGACGTTGCTGTTGCTGACCAACACGCCGTTGCCTACCTGCAGTCCGTGTGGCTGTGCCATGCTGAAAGTTGCAGTGGTGCCACTGAATGTTATGTTGCTCACGCTGGCATTCAGCGCATAGGCAGCACCTGTGTAGAGCGCGCCAGGAAACACAGTGGTTGCGCTGGGATTGTAGATGCTGCCTGTGGTGCCAGTGAACGCATATCTGCTGCTCATCACCAGACCGTTACCGCCGGTTTGGTTGGTGTTTTCTACGACGAAGCTGCCATTGGCTCCAGCAAAATTGGTATCTGCTATGTATACGGGCTGTCCAGTGTAGGGCAGCGCTTGGTTCATGTAGTTGAACGCTGCACCGCCGCCTGCGTTGAGCGCATTTGCTACCAATGTCAAGCTGAGGTCGTTGTTGATGACCGCTACTGATCCAATGGGAGCCAAGCTGCTGTTGAACAGATAGTAACCAACCTGTAGCTGCTGCGTGAACAGCGTGCTGGTACCAGTGACAGCGTTACCACTGGTGGCTATGGTGCCCGATCCAGCAGTGAAGCCCACGTTTACAGTGAATGTGGTGCTGCCGTTGGTAGCGTTGATATCGTTGATTGGCAGAGGATTCTGATAGTTGATGTAGAAGCTGGGCTTGTTGTTGGTGAGAGCGATGGTTTCCCACTTGGTAGGCTGCAGACCATATTCAAAGTCAGTGTCGATCAGCGCCTGCGGTTCAGATACCCTGCTCTTGCCCACTGGATCCAGCTGTGTTTCAAACGGCGTAACGTAATCAGCTTGCTCATCCACCAGTATCTGCAGCTGGTCAGTGCTCTTGAAGCCGCTGCCGGTGGTGTTGTAGCTCACGGTGATGTTGGTTATAACGCTGCCTGGACTGGTGGTGGTATCATAGGCAAAGGTAGCAAGCAGGTTTGGATCGCTGAAATTGTAGATCACAGTGTTGTTGGTCACGTCCGTGATCAGCAACAGGCGCTGCTGTGCTATGTATCCAGGTACGCTGACCAGCTTGCTGGCCGGTGTGAAAGTGTAGTATACCTGTGGTGTTACGCGACGCATTGCCTGCTCCTGTTGATATTTGTCATCCGTCTGCCAGTGCTATGTTCAGAGGTTTGAATGGATATGTCACCGTGTTGTTGACCGGTGCGGTATTGCTCAGGATCCTGCCACTGAAATCCTGCTGCCAGCGAGGTGCGTTGGCAAATGTTATGATACGCCCACTGTTGAGTTTGTAGCCGCGTGTGAATAGTGTTACCTCGCTCAAGTCTATGTAGTCTGGGTTAGTGATGAACGGTGCCAGCACCGCTCCGCCCACAGAGATCAGCAGCTGCTGTGGAGTAGCGATATTTATGTTGCTGCTGCCTATGGATAGATTGAAAGTTGTGGTCTGACCATCAAATGCTGTGCTGATATCGTTCAGTACCTGCAGTTGGTTCACGCTGGCGGTATTCTGCACGCTGCCGTCAGCGAAGGTCAGCGTACCACCTATCGCTAGATTCCCGCTCAGTGCAGCAGTGCCTGCTACAGCAATGTTGCCGCCCAGGGTCAAACTGCCAGCAGTTGCGATGCTACTGGTGCTGTTTATGTTGCCATAGAAGTAGCTTGGTCCGTAGTATTGGCTGGTGCCAACCACCACGAACGCATTGCTGGCTGCGCTGGTGCCTATGCCCACGTTGCCTGTGAATATGTCACCAGTCCTGCGTACCACATCGCCTATGGCAAAGGTCATGCTGCTGATCACTTCAACGTTTGATCCAGCGACCAATCCACTGTTGAGAACCACTGTTGATCCGTCTGTGGCCGTGTAGTCAGTGTTGTATACCAGCTTGATGCCGTTCACATACACGTCTACGTATGGCGGTACATATGGTCCCTGGCTGGCAAATGTAGTCTGCCCTGCGCTGGCAACGTAGAATGCCTTGCGCTGCGTGGCCATCTGTCCCAGTGTGCTGCCCTGCGTCCAACCTTCGAACGTGACCAAGCTGTTCTTCAGAGGAGCAGTGGTAAACTGCACGCTGGTTCCAGTTGTAGCCACGTAATCATAACCGCTGGCCAGCTTGACACCGTTCACGTAAACATCTAGATAACCAACTGTGTATGTGAAGCCAGTGTTCCATGTCGTCACCCCACTGGTCTGCACGTTGAACACGTTGTTGCCCTGGATCTGCTGCACACCGTTGGTGTTCCAACCTGTCATCTGCACTATGCTGCCCACTGGTGGGCTGGCTGTGAATGCAACTGACGTGCCTGTGCCTGCTGTGTAATCCTGTCCCAGTGTCAGCTTGATACCGTTGAGATAAACGTCAAGGTAACCCACGGTGTAACTGAATCCTGTGTTCCATACCGTGACACCCGCAGTCTGCACGTTGAACACGTTACTGCCTGCGATCTGGCTTCCTGCCTGTACCAATGTGGTAGCCGGGATGGTTATGCGTATCTCTACTCGAGCATACTGCACTGCACCTGTGGTCAATACTATGTTGGTGCCTGTCCATGCATAGGTGCTGGTGCGCTGATACACACCGTTCACAAACACCTGGGTGAGGTTCACACCCTGAGGACCAGGTGTGTAAGGGAAAACGCTGAATGTGGTCTGGCCAGCCGTGGCAGTGAAGCTGAATGTCTGCACAGCTGCGTTTGCTGCAGTGGTCTGTATGGTACCATCAGCAAACACTATGCCATTGCTGCCACCAGTAGCATTGTTGCCGATGTGTATGTTACCGTACACATCCAGCGTGTAGTTAGGACGGCTGGTGCCTATACCAACCTGAGTGGTGTTGCCAAAGAACACAAATCCGTTGCTGCCACCAAGCGTGCCACTGTTGTTGAACTGTATGTTGGTGTTTGAACCACCTGGGGTGCCACTACCACCACCGCCCATGCTGGCTGTGTACTGATAGGTACCGTCAGGGAAGAATATGCCCACATTACTGCTGGTACCAGTGCCGCGCAGCACGACATTTCCGTATTGGTTAGTGGCACCATACACGGTCATCACGTTGCTGGTAGCACCAAGGCTGCTGGCTGTTCCTATGCCGATGTTGCCACCAAATGTGCTGGTTGTAGCGCTGGTTATGTTTAGGTTGCCGCCTATGCCCACACCGCCGTTGGTTATCAGTGCACCGGTTACACTGCTGGTGCTAGCAGTGCTATTGATTATGTATAAATTTCCAATCTGTACCGGCCCACTGAGATAGCTAGCCACGTTGGTGTTGCTGTAGCTGCCACCGCCGCCTGCTGTTACCAAGTATGATCCGTCGGCGAAGTAGATGCCTGCTGTGGTGCTGCCAGCAGTGTTCTGCAGCACTAGGTTACCGTATAGGTTTTCTGTGCCATAAACCGTGAATGCATTAGCCATGCCCACCGATGTGGTGGTTCCAACACCTATCTTGGCTGCAAACAGCGTGTAGACACCGCTGATGTTACCACTGGTACCACTTGTGGTTATATTACCACCAACATAGAGGTTACCGCCTATGCCGGCGCCGCCTGCAACCACTAGGGCACCGTTAGCAGTTGATGTGCTAGTATTGGTGCTATTAATGGTCACGTTCTGACCAAACAGGCCATAGACATTGCTGATCAGTGCATTAACAGTTGCAGTACCAGCACCCTGTATAGTGGTGTTACTGGTTAGGCTACTACCAACTATTGTGCCATTGCTGTTTATTGCAGCAGCTGTAACAGTGCCAGCTGCCTGCACGAATCCATTGCTGTAGATGTTAGCACCGACAATGACACCATTTGAGTTGATGGCTGCAGCAGTAACTGTGCCAGCTGCCTGCACGAATCCATTTGAATAGATGTTATTGAGCGTGGCTGTACCTGCACTCTGTATGGTACTGTTGCTGGTTAGGCTGCTGCCAACTATGGTACCATTGCTGTTCAACGACGCAGCTGTAAACGCTCCGCCCTGCACGAAGCTGTTGCTGTAGATGGCATTGAATGTAGCGGTGCCAGCGCTCTGTATGGTGCCGTTGCTGGTCAAGCTGCTGCCCACGATTGCACCGTTGGAATTTACGGCTGCAGCAGTTACTGTGCCAGCTGCCTGCACGAATCCATTGCTGTAGATGTTAGAACCGACGATGACGCCATTGCTGTTGACAGCTGCAGCAGTTACGGTACCAGCTGCCTGCACGAAGCCATTTGAATAGATGTTGGCTCCAACTATGGTGCCATTGCTGTTTACAGCAGCCGCAGTTACCGTGCCAACTGCCTGAACGAATCCGTTGCTGTAGAAGTTGCCTGCATAGGCAGTGCCGGTTACGTTGAGATTGGCACTTTCTATGTTTGCATTGACGATCAAGCTGTTGAGCTGTGCCAGTCCAGTGCTATTAATGGTGGCTGTGGTGATGTTGGTATTAGCAATCAAGCTGTTAAGCTGCGCCAATCCGCTGGTGTTTAGGGTAGCACCAAACACATTGTTGTTGCTGATCAGTGCGTTTACAGTGACGGTACCTGCGGCTTGTATGAAGCCATTGCTGTAGAAGTTACCTGCGAATGCAGTGCCAGTGATGTTGAGATTGGCACCCTGTATGTTGGCGTTGGCTATCAAGCTGTTAACCAGCGCCAATCCAGTTGTATTGAGAGTAGCTGTGGTAATATTATTGTTGGCAATCAAGCTGTTAAGCTGCGCTAATCCGCTGGTGTTGAGCGTAGCACCGAATATGTTGTTGTTGCTGATCAGCGCATTCACAGTGGCAGTGCCTGCGCTATGTATGGTGGTATTGCTGGTCAGGCTGCTGACCACAGCAGCACCTGTTGAGTTCAGCGTAGCAGTTGTGATGTTGTTGTTGGCAACTATGCTGTTTAGAGTGGCCTGTCCGCTGCTCTGTAGCGTAGTACCAAACACATTGTTGTTGCTGATCAGTGCGTTTACAGTGACAGTGCCCGCTGCCTGTACAAAGCCATTGCTGTAGATGTTGCCTGCGTAGATATTACCGCTAATGTTTAGGTTAGCAGTTGATATGCCAGCATTGACGACCAAGCTGTTGACCTGGGCCAGGCCGGCTATGTTCAGATTAGCGCCGTAGATGTTGGCATTGCTGATCAGCTGGTTAACTATAGCAAGTCCGGTAGTGTTCAGCGTGCTGGTAGTGGTGTTGTTGTTACTGACGATGCTGTTGAGCGTGGCTTGTCCGCTGCTCTGCACCGTAGCACCGAACACGTTGTTATTACCGATCAACGCATTGACAGTGGCTGTGCCAGCGCTCTGGATCGTGGTGTTGCTGGTCAGGCTGCTGACCACGGCTGCACCTGTGGAATTCATGGTGGCTGTGGTAATATTGTTATTAGATATCAAGCTGTTAAGCTGCGCCAATCCGCTGGTGTTGAGCGTAGCACCAAACACGTTATTGTTGGCGATCAATGCACTCACTGATGCTGTGCCACCAGTGCTTACAGCAGTGGTAAATGATCCAACACCCCTGACATCCAACGTGCTTAGCGGTGTAAACGTACCAACACCAACGCTACCCTGTACTGCCAATCCATCGCTGGGCGGATTGATGAAACTGTTGTTACCGGCCCAGTTAGAACCTATTATGGTAGTACCATTCACTTCCAGCGGATTCTGCGGGATGGTCACACCCTTGATGCCCACACCAGTCTTGTTGAAGCTGATCATGCTGCTGGCAGCGCCGGTATACTTGAGATAACCATAGGCTGTGGCACCGCCATTGAAGCCCAGGGTAGCACCATCTGAAGTGGTGTTACCCACCTGTATCTGCTGATCACTGCCATTGGTGGTGTTGAACAGCGCGGGAGTTGCACCAAAAACCATCAAGCTGTTGGTCAATCCTGCCGTGGTAGTACCTATGCCCAGGCGAGTGTTGGTCTTGTCGAACAGGAACGTGCTGGTACCACCAAACGCACCGTTATCGTTGAACTGCACGCTCTCGTTGACACCGCCGATAGCGCCAGCAGCTGTGCCCAGGAACGTGCCATCAGGGAAGTAGATACCGCTGCCGCCTGCTGCAGTGTTGGCTATCTTGATGTTGCCGTAATGGTTTGCTGTGCCATACACGCTCATCACGTTGGCTGTAGCACCCAGGCTTGATGTCGTACCTATGCCAAGGTTACCGCCAAACAGGCTGGTGGTAGCAGCTGCCACACGCAGGTTGCCGCCAAGTCCCTGCCCACCTGCTACTACCAAGGCACCTGTGGTGCTTGAAGTGCTGGTATTGGTGCTGTTGATGGTTACATTCTGTCCGAAGAGGCCATACACATTGCTGACCAATGCGTTGACCGTAGCTGTACCGGCTGCTTGAACGAATCCGTTGCTGTAGATGTTGTTGAATGTGGCTGTACCTGCGCCCTGCACAGTGCCATTGCTGGTGATGCTGGATCCTACTATAGCGCCATTGCTGTTGACAGCTGCAGCAGTTACCGTACCAGCTGCTTGCACAAAACCGTTGCTGTAGATATTTGAGCCAACAATTACGCCATTTGAATTAATTGCCGCAGCGGTTATGGTTCCAGCTGCTTGCACGAAGCCGTTTGAATCGATGTTAGCACCAACTATGGTGCCATTGCTGTTCACGCTGGCAACGGTCAAGGCTCCGGCTGCTTGTATAGCACCGTTGCTGAGGAAGCTGCTGGCTGTGACAGCATTGCTGGCTACTACAAAGCTGAACTGAGCGCTGTTGTTGGCATTGATGTTACCGCCCACGTAGAGGCTGCCCAGTATCCCTGCGCCGCCTGTGACCGTGAGCGCACCAGTGGTTGCGCTGCTAGCAGCATTGCTGCCGAACACGTTGATGTTGCCGAGGAAGTTGCTGACTTGACCGCCAACGTTGATGTTACCGCCCACACCTGCGCCGCCGATGACTACTACACCGCCGGAAGTAGTGGTGGTGCTTACTGCGTTGGCATTGCTAAGCCAGATATTACCAAATGTAGCTCCGCCGTAGATGATACCTGGATAGTTTTCAATGTCGTTGTTGACGTTGATGTTGCCAGGTGCCACGTTGGTCACATAGATCAATCGACCAGTGCTGTTGTTGTAACCCATGAACGCATGGTTGAACCCTGCGGTCTCTCCTGGATAGGCCGGATTGTGGAAATAATCCATCAATACGCCGCGATCATATCCATCATCAACAACTAGCGGTGTTCCACCAGTGCCGATACCAAGTTCAATCACCGGGTCAACGATGGTCAATGCCTGCGTGTTGATCACAAACGAGTTGCCCGCAAATGTCAAGTTACCAGTTATGGTGAGGTTACCTGTGATCTTGCTGTCGCCAGTGACATCATAACCACCGCTAGTGATGTAGCTGCGCGTGTTGGCAGTGAAGTTGTTGAATATCGCGTTACCAGCGCTCTGTATGGTGCTGTTGCTGGTCAAGCTACCAACCAAAGCGCTACCATTTATGTTCATGGTAGCGCCATAGATGTTGGTGTTGCTGATCAGTGCGTTGACAGTGGTGGTTCCAGCGCTCTGTATGATACCATTGCTGTTGATGCTGCCGAATATAGCCGCACCGGTGCTGGTAATGGTCTGGGTACTGATCACTGCATTAACGAACAGGCCATTCACTTGCGCAACACCAGCTATGTTGAGATTGGCACCGTAGATGTTGGCATTGCTGATCAGCTGATTTACCGTGGCAAGACCAGTAGTGTTAAGAGTGGCAGTTGTAGTGCTGGTGTTTGACACTATGTTGTTAAGCTGTGCTGGACCTGCGATATTGATGTTAGCGCCATAGATGTTGGCGTTGCTGATCAATGAATTGGTAGTGGTCAGACCAGCAGTCTGCGTGAATCCGTTGCTATAGACGTTGCTAGCCCATGCTGTGCCACTGATGTTGAGGTTGGCACCGTAGATGTTTGCATTGCTGATCAGCTGATTTACCGTGGTCAAACCAGCGCTCTGTATGGTCGTGTTAGATGTCAAGCTGCTGACCACAGCAGCACCAATGCTGTTGATAGTAGCACCAGTGATGTTGTTGTTGCTTACCAGGCTGCTTACCAGTGCCTGGCCTGTGATGTTTAAGGTACCACTGGTAGTATTGTTGTTACTGACGATGCTGTTAAGCTGCGCCAATCCGCTGGTGTTGAGCGTAGCGCCGAATATGTTGTTGTTGCTGATCAGTGCATTCACGGTGGCAGTGCCACCAACCTGCGCAGTAGTATTGCTGATCAGAGAATTCAGCTGAGCCAAACCACTGGTGTTCAGGGTAGCTCCAAATATGTTGTTGTTGCTTTCCAGAGCATTCACAGTAGCCGTGCCACCAATCTGTGCCGTGGTGTTGCTGACCAAGCTGTTGACCTGGGCCAGGCCGGCTATGTTAAGATTGGCGCCGTAGATGTTGGCGTTGGATATCAACTGATTGGTAGTGGTCAGTCCAGCGGTCTGGGTGAAACCATTGCTGTAGACGTTGCCAGCTGAGAGCGTTCCGGTGATGCCAAGCGTGCCTGTGGTTATGCTGGTGTTCACCACCAAGCTGTTCACGGTGGCCTGTCCGCTGCTCTGCAGCGTTGCACCAAACACATTATTGTTGCCGATCAGGCTGTTGACATAAGCAACTCCTGCTATGTTTACGTTGGCACCATAGATGTTGGCATTGGCTATCAGGCTGTTGACAATGGTCTGGCCGCTACCCTGAAGGCTAGTGGCAAATATGGTGTTGACACCAAGGATGTTACCGCCGGTACCGCTGGTGGTTATGGTGCCATTGCTGGTTAGATTACCAACTAGGGCATTACCAGATGTTATCAAGGTTGCGCTGGTTATGTTTGTGTTAGCAATGAAATTGCTGACCTGAGCAAGTCCTGATGTGTTGAGAGTGGCACCAAATATGTTGTTGTTGCTTACCAAGCTGTTGACCAGCGCTGCACCTGTGCTGTTCAGTGTAGCCGTGGTTATGTTGTTGTTGCTGACCAAGCTGCTGACAGTTGCCTGTCCACTGCTCTGCAGTGTAGCACCAAACACGTTGTTGTTGGCAATCAGTGCATTGACGGTGGCAGTACCAGCGCTCTGTATGGTGGTATTGCTGGTCAAGCTGCTGACCACTGCAGCTCCAGTGCTGTTGATAGTGGCGCCGGTTATGTTGTTGTTGCTGACCAAGCTGTTGACCTGTGCAACGCCTGCGATGTTTAGGCTAGCGCCATAGACATTGTTGTTGCTGATCAGCTGGTTTACAGTAGCTGTACCTATGCTCTGTATGGTGGTGTTAGAGACCAAGCTGTTGAGCTGTGCTAACCCCCCTATGTTGATAGTTGCGCCGTAGATGTTGTTGTTGCTGATCAGTGCATTGACACGTGCCAGGGTCTTGGTGTTTACTGTGTCACTGGTGATGTTGGTGTTGCTGACCAAATCGTTGACTTCTGCGGCACCGCGAGCATTGAAGGTGTTGGTGGTGATGTTGTTGTTGGCTATTATCTCGTTGAGAGTCGCAGTGCCTATGCCCTGTATGGTGGTGTTGGATATCAAGCTGTTGACCTGGGCAGCCCCTGTGGCATTGAACGACGCTGTGGTTATGCTGGTGTTCACCACCACAGCGGCCAGAGCTGCGTTGTTGGCTACGCTGAACTGACCACGCACGCTAGCATTAGTGTATACATCCAATGCGCTGCCAGGCGTGTAGGTGCCGATACCTACCTTGCCGCTCACTATCAAGCTGTCAGTTGGAGCAGTTTGCACACCTGCATAGGCGTAACCGATGGCCGTACCACCACCAACGTCCAGTGTGTTCTGTGGTATGGTGATGCCACCTATGCCTGTACCAGTCTTGGTCACCACTATGTTGGTTGGTCCACCGGCATAGTTCATGTAACCATATGCAGTGGTCGCTCCACTATTGAATCCGAGCACAGCACCGTCTGTGGTGCTGTTACCCACTATGATCTGCTGATCACTGCCATTGGTGGTGTTGAACAGCGCAGGGGTAGCGCTGTACACCATCAAGCTGTTGGTTAGGTTGCTGGTACCTATGCCCAGCCTAAAATTGGTCTTGTCAAACTGGAAGGTGCTGACACCTGCGAACAGGCCACCGTCATTGAACTGCACGCTCTTGTTTGGTCCAGCTGCCGAACTGCCTGCAGAACTCTGCTGGAAGCTGCCATCGGGGAAATACAGGCCGGTTCCAAAGCTGGCTATGTTGATGTTACCACCCACAACTGTGAGATTATCGCCAAACTTGATGTTGCTGGTTCCTATGCCCAGTCGGCCAAACAGCACATGAGTGTTGCCGTAGGCTAGCAGATTGCCTAGCAATGTCAGGGTCTGGCTTGGTAGGTCGGTACCTATGCCAAGGCGCACATTGCCGTTGTCCCAGAAGAATGCGCTGCTGTTTCCGCTGAAGGTGTTGGCATTTCCCGCAAACTGTATGGTGCCTATTGGTCCGTAACTAGATGTATTGACCTGCACAGGCGCAGTGTTTTGGAAGCTGCCATCAGGGAACACTAAACCGCTGGTAGTGCTCAGGGTGTTGGTTATGTAAATGTTGCCGCTGATCAGCTGATTACCAAACACACCGAGGCTCTGTGTGCCCCAGGCAAACGGTGTGCTGGTGCCTATGCCCAGCTGATTCGTAGCGGAGATGCTGTATGATGTCACGCTGTTCTGCGCGTAGAAATCACCAAACCCATTCAGCGTAGCCGACACACAGCCGCCGCCATACCATGTGTATCCAGATGTGTAAGGTATGTTGAAATACATGCTGGGCGACGGATCGATGCCGATGCTGTAGATACCGCCCGCATTATCATTGTAGAGATAGATCTTATCGCCTAGTGCGCTGTTAAATGGATAATCAACTCCGTTGACACCAAAATCAATTAGGTTAGACGTGCTATTGTGTAGGTTGATCTTGCCACCATTGACTTCTAGGGTGTTGGTGGCGGTGTCATAATATAAGTTGCTGGTATCGCCTGCAAATGTGTTGCCTGCGCCCGCGAACTGTATGGTACCAGGTACCCCAAAGCTAGGTGTGCTAGCAGCAGCTGTGTGTTGGAAAGTACCGTCGCTGAACACGATACCACTGATGGTAGCAGTGTTACCAATGTGTAGGTTACCGTACACATCCAAGGTGTAAAGCGGTGTGCTGGTGCCTATGCCCACGTTGCCGTTGCGATCAAGTCGCATGCGTTCCGTGGGGGTTATGAAACCTGGTCCGGTTCCAAACACTATGTCGAGGTAATTGCCATCTACAAAATCATTGAGGCTGAGCTGTGATACCACAGCCGAGATCTGCGCCTGTGGATTGAGGAACATACCATAACCTGAATTCCACGTGGTCCAATTGAAGTCACCCACCGAAGCACCAAGGCCCTGATCAGCAGGCGCCGCTTGGCTACCGCTCGCAGCTAGGAACTTTAATCTCGAAGGATGGCTGTTGTTATAGGTTACTGCATCGAACTCTGCCAGGCTATCGCTCTGCAGGCCTATCGCACCGCCGTATATATTGGTCCTAGCATAAGAGCCAAATCCACTGGAATCTATGGTCAGCAGCGTGCCAGCATCATCCCAGAACAGCGCAGCAGTGTTGCCGCTGAAGGTGTTGCCTGCACCTGCGAACTGTATGGTACCAGGGTCGCCAAAGCTTGGTGTGCTAGTAGCTGCTGTGTTCTGGAAGGTGTTGTCTGGGAACACTATGCCGCTGGTAGTTGCAGTGTTGCCAATGTGCAAGTTACCGTATAGATCCAGTGGATACTGTACCGTGGCAGTGCCTATACCAACGTTGGCGTTGGCAATGAACTGGTTTGCATTTACATAAGTGGCTGCAGTTATGCTGGCATTGCTCTGCAGCGACTGACCATAAACGGTGCCAGCCGCTCGTATGAAGGTGTTGCTGGTTAGGCTGTTGACCGTGAGGTCCTGGATGCCACCCACGTTGGCAATGTTGAGATTGCCGCTGACCGTGAAGTTGCCACCGAGGAATAGGTTGCCACTGATGCTGGCGCCGCCCTGCACCTGCAGCGCACCAGTGCCTTGATAAGTGGCAGCTGTGCCGCTGGTAACGACGATGTTGTTGGTCTGTAAGGTGCTGTTGCTGGCTGACCAAAAGAGATTGGCGCTGTCGCCGCTGAAAGCGTTGGCAGCACCAGCAAACTGTATGGTGTACTGTGGACCGTAGCTGGGAGTAGGAGTGACAGCTGTGGTCTGGAATGTGCCATCAGGGAAATAGATTCCGCTGGTAGTGCTGGCAGTGTTGCTGATCCATAGATTGCCAACCACATCCAGCCTAGCTCTGGCAGCTGCAGTGCCGATGCCCAACGCAATGTTAGCATCGTCAAACACGAACTGGCTGTTGCCAGCAAACGCATTGTTGAGATTGTACTGCACGGTGTGATTGGCGCCACCTGGCGGAGTGTTCTTGGCCGCAGTGGTTTGGAAGCTGCCATCAGGGAACACGTAACCGTAGCCGTTGGTGCTGACATCGAGGTTACCACCGACCACGCTGAGCTGGCTACCTGGAGCGATTATGCTGGTCCCGATACCAACGTTGCCGCTTATGATAGCGCCATTGGCACTCTGGGCCAGGCTGGTGCCAGTGTATGCGCCAACTACGAGATTGCTAGTGACCTGCAGTCCATTCTTGACCACGAAGTCTTGATTGCGAGCGGTCACTAAGGTTCCCTTTCCCCACTAATGCCGTGAATATGTGTGATATTTAGCAGAGACTTATTGGTTGTCTAGGCGTGCTTTGAGCACGTCAACTTCAGCTTTCAGTTCCTTGACAGCTTCGATTAGCAGTGCTGTGATCTTCTCATACTGCACTGTTAGGTAATCATCACCGCTGCGGCTAATCTGAGCTTGCGCATCCCAGTCAAACGGTGCAGGACGCACTGCTTCTGGTAGCACTGCTTGTAGCTCCTGCGCTATCACACCAACATCGCGAGCAGCACCTGGCTTGAATCCCAGCCTGTCAGCCTTGGCTGTATCCCAGTCAAATGTCACGCCGCGTAGGGCAAGTATCTTGTCTAGCGCATTAGGTATCGCTGCGACATTCAGCTTGAGTCGTGCATCTGAGCTGTAAGCTGTGACTTCGCCGGCTGTTGCAAACGCACCAGTGCCACTGAGAGTGGTGATAGAAGTAGTTCCGCCATACCATGCAAAGCTGTAAGTGGCACTGTTGGCCTGCACGCTGTGCCAAAGGGTACTGGTATTGTATCCTACAGCATAATCTACTGCTGCAGCAGCAATTGTGCTGTTATATACTGCTTTGGTTCCCACTGATCTAGTGGTAAATGTCGGAGCACCCGCACCAACTGTTTGGAAGTTGATGAAGTTGCTGGTCGCGCCGCCAAAGGTCAGCTGCGGACCGGTTGCATTGTTCAAGGTCAGCGTGCTGAGAGTTGGTCCTGTGCTCCATGTTGGAGCTGCACCAACGCCACCAGATGCTAGCACAGCACCCGAGGCCACATCTGCTAGTTTTGTCAGAGTGTTGGTTGCACCACCAACCAATAGATCTCCAACTGCATATGTGGTTTGTCCAGTACCGCCGTTGGTCGCAGGCAACGCTGTGCCGCTGTAGGACAGTGTGAGTGTGCCACTGCCAGTCACAGGAGAGTTTGTTACTGTAAACATAGCAGGCGCTGACAGTCCCACGCTGGTAACAGTTCCACCAGATCCGGTTGCTGCTATGGTTATGGAACCTGCAGCATTGGTTATGCTGACACCGCTACCAGCAGTCAGGGTTGCCAGGCTGTAGTTACTGCCAGCGGTGCTGCCTATCAGCAGCTGACCGTTGGTTGGGGTAGTGGTAACGCCAGTGCCACCATTGGCTATGGGAAGAGCAGTGCCGCTGTAGCTCAGCGTCAAAGTACCACTGGTTGTCACAGGAGAATTGGTCACCGTGAACAGGGTAGGAGCCGACAGCCCCACGCTGGTAACAGATCCAGCACCGCCGCCTATGGCTACACCATTGATCCTGTAGCTGCTGCCAGCTGATAGGTTTATGTCACCGTTTACGTCTACGAAATAGCTTGGATTAGCTACGTTGAAACCAACCTTACCACTGGTGTTGAAATAGAGGATGTCGTGAGTGTCTGAACCAGTGCCTATCTCAAACGTGGTGTATGATGTACTGACGCCACCTGCGTAGAACTTGAGCCAGGCATTACCGCTGGCACCAGCTGGTTCCTGTGGCCAAAGTATGCCATGCACACCATCAGCACTGTTGCTGCTTCTGCTTGGAACAAACGCACCACTGGCATAGAGATCGCCGCGTGCTGCTATCTGATTGGCAGCACCTATGGTAGTGTTACCGGTGTTTGCGCCTATCTGTAGCACGTTTACGCCTGCGGCACTGATACCGATTGTGCTGGTAGCATACTTGTAGAAGCCAGTGGTCTTGTCACCGAACCAAGAATAGCTAGGCGCGCTTACCGTATCGCTGGCATTGCCCAGATGCTGTTGCTTGACGTAGACATTACCGCCAACAGTGAGATTGTTGCTGCCGCCCACGCTGGTAGTAACTGACGTACCAATACCAACGTTGCCGCCCTGTCCTTGGCTCAGAGCTGGGTAATAGAGATCATTGCCGCTGCTGACCCACTGTCCGGTAACTGCGCCTGCTGATGCCCAGCTTAGATTACCAGCACCGTCTGTGGTCAGCACATAGTTGGCAGACCCACCTGTGATCTTGACATTGCCAGGCCCACCTAGAACCGCATAACTGTTATTACCTGTAACCAGCGTGATGTTGCCACCGACATATAAGTTACCTGCTATGCCAACGCCGCCAGTGGTGGTCAATGCTCCTGTGCTGGTGCTGGTGCTGACTGTGGTATTGCTGATCACTAACGCATTGGTGATTGTTCCGCCGTTGAATGAGCCAGCTGCTTGGTTCACTGATATCCAGCTAAGCCTGCCACTGCCGTCAGTGCTGAGCACAAATCCAGTGGTACCACCTGTGATGCTAAGTCCTTGCACAGCACCCAAGCTAACGTTGGTTCCACCCACATAGAGGTTACCTGCAATGCCCACGCCACCGGTGGTGGTTATTGCACCTGTGCTGGTGCTGGTGCTTACTGTGGTGTTGCTGACTATCAGTGCATTGCTGATGGTACCGCCGTTGAATGAACCAGCTGCTTGGCTCACGGCTATCCAGCTGAGCCTACCGGTTCCATCTGTGCTGAGCACGAATCCATTGGTACCACCTGTGATGCTCACGCCCTGCACCGCACCCAGGCTCACGTTGGCTCCGCCTATGTAGAGGTTACCGCCGATACCAACACCACCCGTGACCGTGAGGGCTCCTGTGCTGCTGCTGGTGCTTATGGTACTGTTGCTGATCACCAACGCATTGGTTATGGTACCACCGTTGAACGAACCAGCTGCTTGGCTCACTGATATCCAGCTGAGCCTACCGGTTCCATCTGTGCTGAGCACGAATCCACCAGAGCCGCCTGTTATGCTAACGCTGCTCGCAGCGCCAAGGCTGGTGTTGCCTCCTACCGTGAGGTTACCAGAGGTATTCACGCTTACTGCACTGAGATTGTTAACCCCACTGATATTGCTGTTAGTACCAGTGATGGTTATGTTACCACCTACGAACAGGTTGCCGCCAATACCAACACCGCCCGTGACGCGCATGGCACCAGTTGTAGTTGATGTGCTGACCGTGGTGTTATTGACCACTAGCACATTGGTTATGGTGCCACCGTTGAAGGTGCTGACCAACGCATTTCCAGTGCCCCATGATAGGTTGCCCAGGCCGTCAGTGGTCAGCACATATCCAGTAGTACCGCCTAGTATGTGTAGATTGCTGATCTGACCAACGAAGGTCTGTGCGGCCACATAGAGGTTACCAGTGACACGTTCGCTGCCATTGATGACCACATTGCCTGTGCCCTTGGGAATCAGATTGATATCGATGTTGCTATCGATACCGTAGACTCGCATGAGCGGACCAGATCCAGTGCTTGCACCTTCGAAGCTGCTCCAGTTATCGCCATACACACCAACATTGGTGTAATTACCAACCGTGATGCTATCACCGACACCCATGCCACCAGTGGTTACCAACGCACCTGTCACAGGAGAAGTTGTTATTGTTGGGTTGTTGACTATCAACACATTGGTGATCGTGCCGCCGTTGAACGTGCTGATCAGACTGTTGCCAGTGCCCCATGATAGATTACCAGCTCCGTCTGTGGTAAGCACATAACCATTGGTTCCGCCAAATATGTGTAGGTTACCCACCTGGCCAAGTGCCACGTTGTTACCACCTACGAATAGATTCCCTTGTACACCAACGCCGCCGTATACCTGCAGGGCACCGCTGGTTGTGCTTGTAGCTGCAGTGGTATTGCTGATTATCACCACATTTGCTACGATACCGCCTGTGAATGCCGGACCGGTACCAGTTGGACCAGTGCTGCCTGTAGAACCAGTAGCACCTGTGGAACCAGTTGGACCAGTGATACCCGTGGCACCTGTGGATGCTGTAGGACCGGTTGGTCCAGTTGCGCCAGTTGGACCAGTTGAACCAGTGATGCCCGTGGCACCTGTAGAAGCTGCACCTGTTGGGCCAGTTGAACCGGTAGCCCCAGTTGGGCCTGTGGCACCACTCACACCAGTGGCCGCTGTAGGTCCTGTAACACCAGTTGGACCAGTAGCACCAGTAGCGCCAGTTGGACCAGTGATACCTGTGGCACCTGTGGAAGCAGTAGGACCTGTTACACCAGTAGCACCTGTGGCACCAGTCGCACCTGTTGGACCTGTTGCACCAGTAACGCCAGTAGCACCTGTAGCGCCAGTAGCGCCAGTGATACCTGTGGCACCTGTGGCCGCTGTAGGACCGGTTGGTCCAGTAGCACCTGTTTCACCCGTTGCACCTGTGGCACCTGTGGCACCCGTTGCACCTGTAGCACCTGTGGCACCAGTCGGACCTGTGGCACCTGTAGCGCCTGTGGCACCAGTCTCTCCTTTTGGCCCAGTAGGTCCTCGTACCACACCGACATCTATGAAACCATTGATGTTACCTGGTGCACTGCTGGCTGCATAGACCCAGAGATGTCCTGTGTCTTCAGCTATGATACCATCGCCTAATGCAGGACTTGGATCCAATGCAGTGAAGTTAGCTGAGCTAGCTGTGGGTACGCTGCCTATGATCCTTACTGACTGTCCTGCAGGCCCGGTAGCACCACTTTGACCAGTTGCGCCACTCTGACCAGTTGCGCCAGTGACGCCTGTGGCTCCCGTGGCTCCAGTTGGACCAGTTGCACCAGTAGCGCCTGTGGCACCAGTAGCACCTGTTATGCCAGTAGCTCCTGTTACACCTGTATATCCCGTGGAGCCTGTAGCACCTGTTGGGCCTGTGGCTCCTGTAACTCCTGTGGCCCCTGTGGCACCAGTGGCGCCAGTCGGACCCGTGATACCCGTGGCTCCTGTGGCAGCAGTAGGACCTGTTGCACCAGTAGCTCCTGTGGCTCCTGTAGCTCCTGTAGGGCCTGTAGCTCCAGTGGCACCAGTGGCGCCCGTATCTCCCGTGGCTCCTGTTGGACCTGTGGCGCCAGTTGCACCAGTTGGACCCGTATAACCAGTGGCTCCAGTTGGACCTTGGCTGCCTACACCGCCAGTTGATCCTGTTGCGCCAGTGCGACCGGTAGGTCCTGTTGCGCCAGTAGCACCTGTGGCACCAGTGGCACCTGTTGGACCAGTAGGACCTGTAACACCTGTAGTGCCTGTCGCACCAGTTGCTCCAGTGTAGCCTGTTGGACCCGTGATGAGGCTAGGTGCACCAGTGGGTCCAGATTCGCCTGTTGGACCTGTGTAACCTGTTGGACCCGTGACAACTGACGCAGCACCTGTGCGGCCCGTAGGACCAGTCCTACCAATAGGACCAGTCGGACCAGTTTCTACGCTGGTAGGACCAGTTGGACCAGACAGGCCGGTCGGGCCAGTAGGACCAGTTGGACCAGACAGTCCAGTCGGACCCGTGTACCCAGTGGATCCAGTTGGACCAGGAATGATAGATGTAGCTCCAGTAGGACCTGTGTAACCAGTTGGACCTACGCCGCTGGGTCCAGTCACGCCTGTTGGGCCTATGGTACCAGTTGAACCAGTAGGACCTACACCACTGGGACCTGTGCGTCCTGTTGGACCAGTTACGGTGCTCTGAGCGCCTGTGCTACCGGTTGGACCTGTAGCACCCGTGTTGGCTGCTGTACCTGGTGTGCCAGTTGGGCCTTGCCTACCTGTTGGACCAGTAGCACCCGTGTTAGCTGCTGTGCCAGGAAGGCCAGTTGGACCAGTATATCCAGTAGGACCAGTGGCACCTGTGTTGGCCGCTGTACCAGGCTGACCAGTAGGGCCGGTTGGACCAGTGGCACCCGTGTTAGCTGCCGTACCTGGTGTGCCAGTAGCACCAGTAGCCCCAGTAGGGCCGGTAACGCCTGTTGGACCTGTGAACCCAGCACTGCCTGTTGGACCAGTTGGTCCTGTGATTATTGATGTTGATCCAGTAGGACCTGTGACGATGCTGGTCGGTCCGGTAGGACCAGTAACGCCTGTGGGACCTGTGTTACCAGTTGGACCAGTAGGACCACCCAGTGGACCAGTTGGACCTGTTGGACCTGGTGGTCCGCCGCTGGGTCCTGTTGGACCAGTAGATGATACACCAGTAGCGCCAGTGGCTCCGGTTTGACCAGTTGGCCCAGTAGGACCAGTCGGGCCAGTGTAACCCGTGGTACCGGTCTGTCCCTGTGATCCAGTTGGGCCGCTAGCGCCGCTGGGCCCTGTTGGACCAGTTGGTCCTGTGACACCTGTGGCGCCTGTGCTGCCTTGCTGACCTGTAGGACCAGTGACCTGCGATGTCCAATAGCGATAGCCTTCTACGGTAGATGCTAGTACGCCGTCGCTGCCGGTTGGATTGCCAAGGTTTGGCTCAGCATCGGTCAGCCCAAGAAACTGATAACGGTCAGCTGGCACAGCATTGTTAGGGGTCTTTACGACTCGGCCAGTAAGCAATCTTGACATTGATGATCTACCTAAACTTCCGGATATTTATGTTGTAGCAATACCATCACTGGTTAGCAGATTCGAGTATGCTGGCAATTAGCTGGAGATATCCAGAGGTTGATGTAGCCGTTATGTCGTTACCGCTGACGAATAGATAGTCGCCTGTTTCTAGAACCAGTTTTCCTCCCAGCATGATCCTGCTATCATTGGTAGGACAGGACACATTCTTGACTATGTTAGTCCACGTCGGAGTGACAGTGGGAGCAGGCACAGTTGTGGTAACCAACCTATAATGCCAAGCACTGGCTGTGTAGGTTGCAGTGGGATCAGTGTTGGCTATCTGCATGTACAGCACGATGCCTGTAGTACCAGGTGGGGCCTGATAGACATAGTAAGGACTTTGATTGCTGTAGGGTACCGGCGGTGTTGCTAGCCCCGGATCAAGATAGCGTACTATCGTCCTATAGGTCTTGAATGTGTTTAATGGAATACCGGCCATTTATCTCTTCCTCATCCTTCTAGCGCCAAGATATATGGCGTCATAATAGCAAACAATGACTTTTGGAAAGTCCTACCGCTGAGAGTACCTGTGTTCTGATTTATCACCAATTCTGGACCAATGCGGAAGTTACCTAGATGGTCAGTGGTGGTGTATGCCACTCTGCCTCCGTTGGTCATCACTGCTTCGTTGACCTGATTGGGTATCTGTCCTGCTAGACTGCTGGTCCTAGCTGGTATGCAGCTGGCGATGTCAGTGCCAGAACCCACGTACTCCATGCAGTGGCTGCTGGTTATGATCCTGCTGACTTGGAACATGTGTATGAGGCTGTTATCGGCAGGATACCATGGCAGTATCTCATCCAGTGTTATGGTACCAGTACCAACATAAGCGTTACCATTCACGGTTTGATCGCCATCGCTGGTGCCAACGGTTACAGTGTAATAGGTAGGATAGCCTATGGCTTGACCCACTGCCTGTGTACCTAGTGGATTTTCAGGTATGCTGAATGTCATGAAAGTTGGACCGGCTATCTGTGCGGCCAAGAACTGCGCGCCGCTGACAATTATCTCTACTGCGGCAACGCTGTATGTAGGCTGCGAATTATATGTACCACCATCTAGCACCATCACCGGTAGCGCCTGTGCTTCTGTGCCACCTGGATTGAGCACTGGATCAAACGCAAACTTGATAGCAGGCGGGTTAGTGTATCCGCTGCCTGCCACAGTCACATTAGCTGCTTGTATGGTGTAGTATAGGTTATCGATCACGTTGCTGAAATAGCATACCTGTCCCACATAGGGTCTGACATAGCCTTGATCCGGAGCTGCTGCATTGAACAGTGGCAGGTTCTTGACATACCATATGCCTGCCGATCCATTGGTATATCCCGCAGCAGTTGCACCAACGTTCCAAACATTGCACACATATTGTTCGTCGCTCATGCCATCAGCCCAAAGGCCGTAGTTGCCAAAGTCAGTGTTTGAGTTGGTTATGGAACAGGTACCACCGCTCTGGCATATCACGCCGATGTTACAGCAGATCTCAAAGATCGAAACCAGCTGAGCATAACCGCCGTTCTTGATCACTATGCCATTGCCGCCATGGTTGAGAGCATCCATGTCATAGGTTCCAAATGGCACTGGCTTGGGTTGGTATCCTATCTCGTTGTACTGCGTGAACGCATCGAGGACCATGCTGTTGAGGCCCTGACCTCGATAGGGCAGCACGCTCTTGAATGGCACGAAGGTAAATGGACCACCCTGCGTGGTAAACACCAGATTGTATAGCGGATAGGTCAAATCGGGGTTGCTCAGAGGATAGGGCCAACTGGTGCCAGGCAGCGGCGTTGCAAACTCTATGAGCCAAGCGTTGTTACCGTTCATGCCGTCATAACCTGGCCTGTAGGTCACGCTGCTGATCAGCGTGCCAGGACCAGCGGTGTTGTACATCAGCGGAGCTGCACCAGTGCCGTTAGCTACTATGTCTTCCACATAGGTGAACAGCTGGTTCACATACTGCACCACGACGTTACCCGCAACCAGTGTGGTGTCTATGACCTGTGCTATGTTGGTTTGATACAGAGGAGTGGTCTGTGTGTTGTTAAGCACGTTTATGGCCAGCTGATTGGCATATTGGAAGGCTGCCACGGTCTGAGGTATCTCGCCTGGTATGCGCGATGTAGCCCAATCCCAGTAGAACAGCGCATCAGTCACGCTCTGCGCGTTACCAAGGGTGTAGGTGTCATAGGTTATGGCATCCCAGAGATAACCAACGTCGCGATAGCACTGTGCCTGCAGGGTTGGCGTGTACAGCGTGCCAGGATACAGCGTGTTCACAAATGCCACTACCTCGTTCTGCGCAAATATCCTGTTCTGCTCCATCAGCGTCTGCCCGTTGGCCAATGGATTGGTAGTAGGAGACGTCTGTATGAGCGCCAAGATCAGGTTGTAGTTAGTAGCTACCGTGCTGGCAGCGATGCTGCCGCCAGAGAGATACCCGTAGAATACCTGCGGCGTACCCGGATCATAGACAGGAGCAAAGGTTTGGTTGATGATCACTGCCTGAGCTATTTGACTGGCAAAAATGATACCAGCTATGCAGATTGGCAGCGTATCAGGAGGCAGCACGCTGACTGGCCCGTTCACGGTCTCTGTCCAGAAATACTCACCGGCTTGGAAGGCCAAATCGTAGTTGCCGTTCACCAAATCTCTGCACACTGCATCAGTGATGTAGCCTATGTCTCTGGCACTGGTGCTGGTGACTGGATAACCATACTCTGCTTCCATGTAGGCAACAACCTGTGCCTGTATGAAAGGTATGTTGGCACGCAGCAGCGTGGCTGCGTTGACAAACCCAAGCCTTGCTGGATTCTCCAGATACCAGCCACTGCGCACGGTTTCACCAAATTGCGGGCTGGTATTGTCCAGTATCACCGCACTGGTCGATGTGAGTATGTTATCAAATTGGTATACGTTCACGAAGTTATAGATGAACGGTTGATCCAAGGTCACACTGTAGGCTGGATCACCTCCTATCGTGGTGCTGCCTACAGTTACCACGTTGGCAGGGCTGCCTTCAATACCGCTCTGCAACAGCCAATGTGCTTGGATATCAGCGTAGTTAGGAGCATAGGCCTGATAGAACACAGCAGTATTACCGTTCTGCCATTCGTTCACGGTCTGCACAGTGACATTACCAAAATCAGCCTGGCTTAGCTTGCGTCCGCGCACGCCATCCACGATCATGCCACTGCCTGCTTCCGATACCTGCATGCCATCAACATACTGTCCCAGAGTGATGCTGCTGCAGTTCTGCACATAAGGCGATGCCCAATCATGTAGCTCGTGTATGACTGTGGTGCCATTTTCAGGGAACTGCACTGCTGCGGCTGGATACTGATGGCCACGGAAGGTCATGCCATAGAGATATGTCTTGGGATTCAACCAGAAAATATCTTTGGTTGGATTCTGAGGTGTGACCGTGACTGAACGTAGATTGTCACCAAAGACTGTGCAGCCGCTGTGCACGGTGATGGGATTTGGTTCTTCGTAAACGCCTGCACGCACGTATATGGTAGCGTATATCCACGGTGTGGTAGGATTGGCTATGAGGAATGCAGCAGCGCTGCAGGCGCTGGCTATGGTGCGCTTGGCCCTGTCTTCTGACAGTCCGGTGTTGTTGTCATCACCGTCGGTGGTCACATACATCACACCAGTTACCAGTGGAGCAGTGCCGTGCGGTAAACCTCCAACGTAGAGATCGTTTGTAACATACACACCGCCATCCACGTTGGTCTGCAGGGTTAGATTGGCAGTGGCTAGCCTATTGCGTATGACATCATTGATGATCTGTGTGTTTTGGCTGGTTATGGCATTTACGTTGAGCACATTGTCTGTGCCCCAGGTAAACAGGCTGCTACCACCAAACACGTTACCACCAGCATTGAACTGCACTGATCGCACAGGTGGAGCTGGTATGCCTATGCCAGTTGGACCTGTGTAGCCCGTGGGCCCTGTAGGACCTGTCTCGCCAGTTGGTCCAGTTGGACCAGTGTAGCCCGTGGGACCCGTGGGGCCAGTATAGCCAGTGGGACCTGTGGGGCCAGTATAGCCAGTTGGACCAGTGTAGCCAGTTGGACCTGTGTAGCCCGTGGGCCCCGTGTAACCCGTGGGTCCAGTCTCACCTGTAGGCCCAGTAGCTCCTGGGATACCGGGAAAGCCCTGCTGTCCAGGCACACCCATCATGCCAACTGGACCAGTGGCTCCTGTAGGACCGTTCCCCGGCCCTGTTGGACCAGTTATGTAACTAGGAGATCCGGTTGGACCAGTTGGACCCACAGGGTACCAATTGGCCCCGTTGTAATATTCTATCTGATTGCTGTCGCTGTTGTAGCGTATCTGTCCCAGAGCTGGGCTGGGACGCTGGCTGGTATTACCAACCGGTATCTTGATAGCACCATCACCAGGGAAGGTCAGCGTGTAATCAGCAGTGCTGATCTGGAACTGAGTCTGCAGGGCAATCTGACTCACTGACAGATTGCTGGTATTGCTGTAAACAGGCCCCTGCAATCCTATGGTAGTAGCTTGCAATCCGCTGATCGCCACGTTGGCAGCGATGAAATTCTGCTGTATGGCAGCAAAGTTATCCCTGAAACCCTGGCTGTCGTTGTCCTGGTTAGCTACTGGAAACTGCGTGTTGATGGTGTTTGGGTCTATGGCCATGGGTGCTGATCATCCGAAATCTGCGTGTATTTAGCGGCTAGCATTAGGGACCCATATGCAGCTTGATACAGTCTGGTGTCCATAAATATTGCTAGTCAAAACCCAGGGAGGCATCATTTGGCTAAACGTGCAAGGCGCTCGGCAACGCGAGCATCATACGCTGAACAGGACTACGGCAGAGGCACACAACACACACAACACGGAAATGTAGTAAGAATAGAACAGTTCCATCGAAGTACTCAACCAAGGCAGCGGATCAGGCTGCTACCCAAGAACCTAGCCCAGGAAGCTTACATAGAAGCACTGGAAGATCCCGCAATCAACATGGTATTCGCATTAGGCTATGCTGGCTCAGGCAAGACCTATCTGGCAACTTTGTTTGCCATACAGCAGCTGCAGTCACGTGCAGTGAGCAAGGTAGTGATCACACGACCTAATATTGCTGTTGATGACAAGGACATTGGGTTTCTACCGGGTGACATACTCAAAAAGATGGCCCCTTGGACCAAACCAGTGTTAGACGTGTTCGAAGAACATTTTGGCATGAAAGAGATTGCCCAAATGATAGAGGAAGGTACCATTGAATTAGTACCGGTGGCCTATCTGCGTGGGCGTACCTTCAAGAACGCCATAGTGATATTGGACGAAGCTCAGAACACCACACGCAACAGCATGCTCAGCGCTCTGACCCGCATAGGCGAGGGCACCAAGATGATCATAACCGGCGACGTACGCCAGAGTGATCGTGGCAAGGATAACGGCTTAACTGACTTTATCGCTCGCTTTGACGGCACTCCAAGCATAGCAGTCTGCCACTTTGACAAGGACAGCGTGGAACGCCATCCTGTGATCACAGACATATTGCGCATGTACGGCGAAGAATAAACACTCACTGCTGCGGCATGGATAAATATTTCCATGCCGCACCAACATGACAGCAAGACCACAGATGACACGATCCGACGCATTACGGATTCAGAAGATCTCGTCGACATACTGATCGACGTCGAGAACTATCTCGACAGCAACGACATGTATGTGTACAAGAACTGGATACAGGGCGAAGTAGTCAGTGGTCCTTGGACGCAACCCTACTGGATCAAAGTTACCTTGAAGTATCCTTATGAGAAGATGCCAGACCCAGAAGGTGGGCTCAGGCTGTTGATGCATGGGACAAAGATCAATTATCGAATAGCCGAAGAGCTGTATTCAGTGAAGGTCAAGAGCGAAGCTGACTATCAACCTGGTACCAAGAAACCCAAGATGAAAAAGCGCAAGATTTGGTTGATAGATCTGCTGATACCTCGCAAGTTCGTTCGCAACATCGATACAGAAGTGCTGGATCAGTACGAAGAAGAAGTTGATACGGATACAGTTGATGATGCAGAAGCTGAAGGCATTGACGCTGAGAAGGCAGTAAAGCCAACATGAGCAAGCTAGTCGAAGGTCTAACAAGGCATGCACTGGAGCACTTGGTCGTGCCTATGGTCAGCATAGACGAATATGAGAGCAAGATCGATGACAGACGCGTGATAGTGGTTGGCTTCTATGTCAAGGATCAGGACCCAGCACGCGATCTCAGCCAATTCATCGAGAAAAGCAGCATACGTCCTCTTGATACAGAAGTTAGCCCTGCTCCCACAGACGATGGTTATTACTTGGTTTTTGTGGAGATGGGAAGGAACGACGAGTTTCCTAAACGCTTGGTATCGATGACTAAGCAGCTGAACAATCTCTGTAATACTGAGAAATGGAGTTTCAAACCCTACGGCAGCGGCAAAGACGGCGTCTATGATCTGAACCTCGATAATCTCAGAGAATACGTAAATCTTGATCCTCGCAAGGTTGAGATCGAAGACGAGCCGGACACAGACGAGGTTAAACCAGCTGAGATACAGGAACCCGCACCAAAACCGTCTGCTCAACCTTCTCCGCAAGATCAAAAAGCTGCCAAACCGGCAGTCCAGCCAGCAGCCACAGCTGAAAGCATAGGCAAGTTCTTTACTAACAGCCTAGTAGAAAATGTTGAAGTGCGAGGCGAATGGTTGCGCATAACCGATCGAGGTCAGCAGCGTGTTTACAAGATTACCAGTTACAAGAGCGGAGTACATGCTCGCATGCCGGTCTTTGGCCTAGACATCGGCAGCCCAGTGCTGCGCGAAAGCATTGCTCTACAAAAGATGCTGGGTACTGGCTACTGGGTGGACTGCGCAGACGCACATGTTACCATAACCGATGGCGATAACCATCTGATATTAGCGGTTGACGCCTAAGCAAAAGCTGCTATACTGGCATGATAACAGGGACATGCCAATGATACAAAAACGCTATCTCAGCTACTCAGACGTGCAGATGCAGGTCATTAGCATCATTCAGCAGATGATCAAATCCAATTGGAAACCAGATTATGTGGTTGGTCTTACTCGAGGCGGGCTGTTGCCAGCTGTGTTGCTAAGTCATTGGTTTGACGTGCCTTGTCACACGCTTAAGGTCAGTTTGAGAGATCACGGCGCGGACAACGAAAGCAACTGGTGGATGGCTGAAGAAGCTTTTGGTTACGACGAGAAGTTTCCTACAGAAGGCAATCCGCCCAAGCGCATCCTAATAGTTGATGACATCAACGACACAGGTGCCACGCTGGATTGGATCAAATCTGATTGGCGCAGCACCTGCTTGCCAGACAGCCCTAACTGGGATCACGTTTGGCACAATAATGTGCGGTTTGCTGTATTGGTAAACAATCTGGCTAGCCCCACCAAGGTCGATTATGCAGCCATGGAGATCAACAAGGCAGAGCAGGACGTTTGGATCGAGTTTCCCTACGAGAATTGGTGGACCACAGCATCCTCACAATGAATTTGGCAGCAGCTGCGATTGCTGCTAAACTAGAGAGCTGAGAATGATCTCAGCATAATGTTAACCAAGCTCAAGAGAAATTAGAGATGGAAAAGAAACACGATATCAAGCAACGTGCGCTAGACGGTAAATGGGTAGTGTGGACGCAGGTCGATGATCCTGAGGCAGACTTGGATTATTATCGCAAGAGCGGACTACCTATCCCGCAGCGCTGGGTTCCGATCGCAGTTGAAGCTACCGAGGAAGATGCTAGAGCAGCAAGCCGTCGCAGCCGTATCTGATATCACTTTACAGAGGTGGGCCAGTCCCATCTCTTTTCTTGGCTAGATTTTTGGAATTTTGCCGTCGCTGCGTGCAACAGGCGGATAACCGTTGCGATCAACCTTGATCTTGAACTTGGCAGCCTGCCGTGGTATCTCATCAACACCCACATCAGGTGTGGTGTTCACACCCTGGACTATCTTACCTACACCTGCTTCCGTGATAGAGATAGACAGTGCTGCATCTTCGAAGAGATCTACCAGTCGCATCTATTATTTATTGGTCAGTGTCCTGGCTTAGATTTTTGGCCATGAAGTCAGTGATCAATTTAAGATTGTTCTGTAGCCTGTTATCATTTGGTGCAGCGTCGCAGGCCAGCTTGGCCTGTTCAGCACTTTCCTTGTACAGCTTGAGATTCCAGGCAGCAATGCTTAGCAAGTCATGAGGTTGCCAGCCCCAGGCTTCTGGCGTGCAGGTATAATCCATGGGATGTTTGGTTATCTTCAACGCTTTCTTGGCATAATCATAACACTGTTTCCAGTTGCTAGTCTCATAATAGTGCTGTGCTAGATTAACCAAAGGTTCCCTGTGAGTTGGTACTTCATAGGCTGCTTGCTTCAACCAAAAAATCTTGTTGTCAGGCTCAGCCTGGGCCAACGATGTCATGGCCTGGCAGCGTTCAACAGTGTCGTAGCTCATGCCCAGGAATTCCTTGTAGGTTTCGGCAGCCTTGTCAAACTGGCGCTGATACATGTATTCTCTGGCAAGATATGCACGTATCCTCGAATCTTGTGGCCATTCCTTGACGCTTTCTTCTAGCAGTGCGAGATCTCCGCTCTTGCTCTTGATGTCGGGGAAATGATGTATCTTAACATTGTCGGTAAATGTCTGTATTTCTGGTAACCTCGAGCACAGTCCTTCGTGCGTGGCACCCATCCAACGATAGCCTTTGCGTGCATGTATGCGATCACCATACCACTGCCTGCCAGGGGTACCGTCGTCGTTCCAATTCCATATATAGGGATATCGCAAGCGTGTGGTTTCAGCTGTCCATGCGGCCTCTAGTGCTGCACGCCATCCTTCTACTAGGCGTTCATCGGTGTCTAGTCGTATGCAAACGTCTATGTCATCAGGTACCAGATACATGGCCGTGTTGAATGCATCATCAAAACGCCAAGGCATGATGCGCACGTCTGTTACTTTCACTCCAAGCGCCAGCATGCGTTCCTTGGTACCGTCAGTGCTGCCAGTGTCTGCGACGCAGATAATATCAGCGTCCTTGCAGCTCTCATACCAAGCATCAACATGGTGTACTTGGTTCTTGGTTGGTCCATAAATTGCGATCTTCATCTGTTCCGTTCCTTGATCTTGCCCTGCATCCACTGCAGATTGCTGAGTAATCGTTCGTCTGTAGGCTGCATGTTTATCGCCTGTTGGCACCAGTCTGCTGCTCTATCATACCAATTTAAGTTTGCAGCTGCTATGCTACCAAAATCCAATAGCTGATTGCCCCAGGCATCAGCGCTGTCCAGATAGCTATTGTCCCTGCGGCTCTTTTCTATACCAGAGCCAGCTGCCCATAACAGCCCATGCCAGTCTTGGTTATTGTAATAATAACGAGCCAGCTCCAGCCACACCTGGCGACGTTCTGGGCTGCATATCAAGGCACGCTGGATGTATTCTAGCTTGCGATTGTCAACCATGCGGCTGATGTATATCATGGCTTCTGAACGCTCTATGGGCCACTTGCTGGTCTCGAGATCCAGATAACGATTTAGTTCAGCCACAGCCTCTGCATGCTTGTTGGCATACATCAGCTCTCGACCATACCAAAAGCTGAGCTGGCTATCGCTCGGATCTTCAGCTGTGGCCATTGCCATCAGGGGCAGATAATTGCCGCGGGTGCCCTTGCTGCGATCCTGTATCTGGTTAAGTATGATGGAGAGATCTTCGGCTATGTTTTCGAATCCAACTGTGCTGAACACGGTCTCATGCACAGGCCGCTTCCATTGATAGCCTATCCTAGCATGTACCTTGTCCATGCGATAACCATCATTGGGACCACCGTCCCTGTAATCAAACACATATGTGTAGGCCAATCTGGTGGTCTCGCCTACGCGCCAAGCTGCTTCCATCTTGGGTCGCCAACCATCAGCGAGGAACTCATCCATGTCCTGGCTGATGCAGATATCAGCATCGATTGGTACGCAAGCTAAAGCAGCATTGCGTGCATGATCAAATCGCCATGGATCAAACTTCTCCTCGAACACTGTTACACCAAGTTCTCTGAGTTTCTCAACGGTACCATCAGTGCTACCTGTATCCAGAACAACCCGATAATCAGCATCTGCTACGCTCTGAGCCCAGCGCTCACAGTGCCGTATCTCATTTAGGGCTATGGTGTAAACTGCAATTTTCATGAGGCTATCATCCTTTAACCACAGCTTTGACTGTGTTGTAGTTGTTAGTTATACGGTGGTTATCTGGTTCTAATCGATGAGCCTCAGCAAAAAGATCAAGGCTCTCAGGCTTTAAACCGATGTTCCATGCCCCAAGTCCTGCTAGATCCCAGAGCTTGGCATCTGACCCAGCCGGGCCATCAAATTGATTGCTGCTATTGCGAGCACTGTTACACCCATCGAGTGCGGCAGCATAGAGATTAGCCCATTCATTCTTTTCATAGAAATAATCAGCTAGCTGTATCCAAGCCTCTCGGCGCAGAGGCGCTTCTGCTATGCTAGATCTCAGCCATCTCAGCCTGTCGTGTGGCATGAGCCTGCTCAACCATATCATTGCCTCGCTGCGTTGATCTGGCCACGTAGCAGATGCCAGATCCAGATACTTCTTGAAATGTTCAACTGCTTCTTCGCGCAGATTGTTCTGTGCATATTCTCTGGCCAGACAAAACAGCATATCAGCACTGCTGGGATCTTCCCGATGTCCCAGCTGCAGCAATGGCAGATGTTCTAGCCCATATTTGACAGTAGGTGCTAGGCCAAGCATGGTCAATCCTCTCGCTGCTATCACGGTTTCCTCGCCCGTGGCAACCAAGGTCTCACATGCGGGACCAACCCAGCTGTAGCCCAATCTGGCATGTATGTGATCCGATCTGTGCTGTCTTTCAGCCCTGCCATCGCTGCGATGAGTCATATATGTGTAACGCATGCGTGTGGCACCAGCTGACCAGCAGCTCTCTATCTCTGCTCGCCATTCACTGCTCATCTGTGCATGCATATCCATGCTCACGCACACATCTGCATCCAAAGGAATCCTGTCCATGGCTGCATTCCTGGCCGTATCAAATCGCGTACCAGCAGGTCCTATAGGGTCTGCTATCACACTGTTTGCTCGTAGAGCTTGTACAGTTCCATCGGTGCTGCCAAGATCAGCTACCACCAAATAATCAGCATCCCTGGTGTTGCGTATCCATCTATCAACAGATTCTGCATCATTCATTGCCAAGGCATAGACTGCTATCTTCACAGCAGATTCCTCAACAGATTACCATAATCGCTGCACACGCCCGCAGCAGTCCACTTGGCACATTCACTGAGATTATCGGCACCCAATATCATCTCTGGTAACACTGCGATGCTGTTGTGCAACAGGTGATGACCGGGTTCAGTCCACCAAAATCCTCGGCTGGTCAGCACTCTATCATCGTGCTGATGCCAAAAGAAGTTTAGATTTGGATGACTCTGATGCAGCACCGAAAGTTCTGCAGCCGCCTCTGGATTCTTGGCATGTATCCATAGATAGTCCTGCTTGATGAAATCCTCGGTGATGATGTATCTAGGACCGTCGTGGCCCAGCATCCATGTGCGATCTATGCGCCATAGATCAATTTCAACATGGAATCCCAGTGCCAGGCAGTCGTATATGCTATCTGGATGATTGTCCTGTCTGTCGTCTGGTCCATCCAACAAACCTCTGTGCGCAATTATGATCATATCAGCCCCGTCGTCCTCACTATGCCGTTACCCATTAGATGCTGCTTGACATCTATCCCCTTATCTAGGAGATGCCCTTTGGTGAAAAGTTCACCGCAAAAATCCACACCGCAGTCATGATAGAGATTTGGTATGTTATCAACTATACCTGCATAGACATCCATCAGCTCTGATCTGCCAAACGCGAATTGATCACAGATGCCCACATGTGATTGTCCTCGATAGGTGAATCTATGATTGTATAGGGTTGGCACATCAGGCACGTTGATGCTATCGTTCACTTCAAGATCCAATCTCTCTAAATACCAATCAAATCTAGCTCTCATGGATATATCATATCTAAATCCCTGAGCAGTTTCGTAGTTGCGGCGCAGCGCTTGTGCCATCTTTATGCCAGTGAACTGAGAAAGCTGCCCCTGTACCGTGATCCTATAGGGCCACAGACGTTCCTTGTAGATATCATCAGCCCCTTGAAAACTACGAGGCAGTTCCATGGCCAGCACTGTTGGCGCATAGAGATCCTGCAGGGTCTGTGCGTCGTTCCTTGATCTATCTAGATCGCTGGGATCCAACCAAGTATGCACGAACACATCTGGAGAGTATCGGTCCAGGACCACTGACTTCCAGTATTTGTGAGTTTGTGTTAGGAAACGTGTGTGTCCACTGAAACAAAGAGCAACTCGCATACCCAATCACCGCCGTTACAGATCAATCTCGTTCCAGTCGATCTTATCAAATCCACCGTCTGTGAGCACATTGACTGCCACTGCTCTATCTGCGTCAGTGTCTATCAGTTTATCATTGATGAGATAGCGTGCACCGCCACCCACGCCCATGATCAGCTGATCCCAGACCAATCCCAGTTCCTGCAAGTGGCGCACGGTTATGTCACGCATGCTTTCCTTGCGTGCAGTGACCAGTATGATCCTGTGACCTTGGCTGTCCCATTGGTTAAACTTAGCAGCCACACCTCCTAGCAGCACAGGCGTGCCGGTGATCACGTCGCTGGCCACATGCGCATGCTTCAAGATGCTGCCATCTATGTCACAGAATATGGTCTTGGGTTTCTTGGTATAGAACTCCTTGACCTTGCCGATGTAACGGTTCACATCTTCTGGTGTGCCCAGAGGAATATACATGTTGTCCGTGACGTGGTAGGGCTTGATGCAAGCGCCTTGATCTATCAAGAAATTATAGGTCTCGCTGACATAGCACTCTGGCCTTCCACTGACACGAAAAGTCTCTATCAAGCTATCTGCACTGCGCACGAAATCACTGCCCTGCTTCCAATAATGGAATCCAATCAGCGCGTGATTGCTCACGGCCTGCTTTTCTACCAGTTTGGTTATGGTACCGTCTACGATCTCAGCAAAGCTGTTCTTGGGATCACTGCTATTGTAGAGCACCACTGCACCATCGCATTGATGCCTGTTTACATAGGCAAGGAAGTCCTGCGGATTCCACCGTATGATCTGATCACAGTTGTATATGACCAATGGTTGCTCGTTGTTGATGTATTCTCTGGCTGCCAAGCAGGTTTGGCTGGCACCTGCGGTGATGGTATCGAGGCATATCTCAATGCTGTCTGGCCTCAATGACTGCAGCAGCTGGCTCAGCCTCGCATTGTCAGCGGGATCGTCAAACCTACGGGTAACGAATATGAACTTACCATCAACGTCAAAGCTCTTGATGCTGTGTTCTATCAGGGTTAATCCATCCACCTCTATCAGAGGTTTTGGGCAAGCACCGTGAGTCTTTTTGAATCTGCTGCCAAGCCCTGCCATAGGGATCAATATGTTTGTCATGGTTGGCCCTCGATCTCTACCTTGTCACCTGGCACGCTGGGCGATTTGATCACGAACATCTTGCAGGCTGTCACGAAAGTAGGATCAGCAATCTCATGGCGGTTCAGTTCGAAAATTACAGGACCTGTCAGAGTTTGTCCCTGTATGATCACTGTACCTTCCAATAGAAAGGTCAGCTCATCCATGTGCTCGTGATAGTGTGTGGGCCACGGTTCTCCAGCTTCGTGATACTTGTAGCCTACCTCGTAGGCTGTGGTGCGCCATATGCTGGGTTCGAAATCGCCAACGAACCATCCACCTATATATTGATCGATATCAAACAGTTTCATCTGCGCACCTCTAACCTATTTAAGGACCAGAACCGCTGTAATCCTAAATATTTCAGAGTTTTTTGGTGGCAAATAGTTTGGCTATCTCGCCTGCTGATTCCTTGATGTTTTTTTCAGCTGTGGATTCATCTATCATGCTGGATGTGAAATCAACTCCAACGAACCCAAAGAGATCACCGTTGGTCATGTAGATTGGGCAGCGTATGAGATGCTTGGCACCTCTGCTCAACCAGAAATAGTAATCTTGGTTTTCCCTGTCCCTGTCGGTGTCCCTGATGATTGCACAGGCATTGTTGATGAATGCGTTGTTGATGGCTATGTGTATGCTGGCCGGTATGCGCTGTTCAAAGGTCATGATCCTCGGAGTGCCGGGTGCTATCACTTCATGCGTCATGGTCTGGAAGAAGAATGGCACACCATTGATAGCTGCCAAACCGTTGTGATATCGGTACACATAGGCCCTGATTCCGCCAGACTGCGACAGTATTCGATTGAGGTTAGCGTATATGGCATTGTCATTTTCCACGCTGACCTTTAGGTTCATTCCAAAGCTTTGTATGCTGTGCGCTTCCTCATAGATGCTTACCAATGAAGTGAAATGGAAACTGATCACATATGCCGCACTGAAGATAGTGCTGATCACAGCAATGTATATCACATGCACCAACAACATGACCGGCTTGGTCTTGGCAAGATAGTCTGCTACAACCTTGGCGATAGTAGCCTGTTTTTGCTGATCCAATGCCGTTCCCCTTGAAAATGCCAATGATAATGCTTATTTATAGTCACCAAAACAGCATTGACACAGAGTCACGATCTAGGTTACACTTGCACATGGAAGATTATTACAAGACACTCGAACTATCAGAATCAGCGTCGCAGGACGAGATCAAGTCTGCATACAGGCGCTTAGCAAAAAAACATCATCCCGATCTCAACAAAGGAAATCCGGGATCAGAGGCGTTGTTCAAACAGATCAATGAAGCCAACGACACACTGAGCGATCCTCAGAAGCGAGCTGCCTATGATCAACAGCGCAAGTTTGGACAGGGCGGACCAGGCGGTAACCCATTCGCACAGAACTTTGGCGGCGGATTCCCTGGTGCAGATTTCCACTTTAATTTTGGTGGCGGTCAGCACTTCGATGATATAATAAACCAATTCTTTGGACAGGGATTTGGACGGCAGCACATACAGCGCAACAGAGATTACCAATTCAATCTCAACATCAGCCTCGAGGATGCGTTCACTGGTCGTACCATGCCTATCGCGTTCGAAGTGAACGGGCAGCATACCAATGTTAACGTGAGCATACCAGCTGGTGTGGATCACGGTGCTAAGTTGCGCTTCCAAGGTCACGGTGATCGCAGCATACCAAACCAACCACCGGGCGATCTCTATGTTACAGTGATCATAAATGAGCATGCCACGTTTAACAGGAACGGTCCGCATCTGCACACAAACGTCAAGGTTGATGCCATATCTATCATGCTGGGACTGCAGCATGAATTGAAGAGCATTGACGGCGCCATGTTGAACGTGAACATACCTGCTGGCACGCAATCTAATGCCACACTGCGAGTGCAGGGACACGGCATGCAGGTTCATAACAATGCTCGTCAACGTGGAGACTTGTTCATCCATATAGAGATAGAAGTTCCAAACAATCTATCACCACAACAGCAAGATCTACTACGAGAAATACAGAAACAACGCAGCGGAGATCGACCATGATATTGCCAATAGTGACGAGACCTGATCCGGTATTGAGGCAGCAGGCCAAGCTGATCGAACCCGGAGAAATCCCAGGTTTGGCAGGTCTCATAGCGGACATGTTCGATACTCTGGCTGCCAGCGGCGGAGTGGGTATCGCAGCGCCTCAGCTGGGTCACAGCATCAGCTTGTTCGTGGTCAATGTTGATGGCAACAAGCATGTGTTCATCAATCCAGTGGTGTTGAGTGCCGGCGATGAACAGGACACGCAGATAGAAGGTTGTCTCAGCTTGCCGGGCCTAAGTTTCAACATACGACGCAGCAAGAACATCAAGGTCATGTTCAGAGATGCTGACGGCAATCAGCAGGTAACTGATATGGGCGAAGGATGGAGCAGGATCTTCCTGCACGAGTTTGATCACTTGCAGGGCATCATGATCGATGACAGGGTTGGTCCAGTCAAGCTGATGATGGCCAAGAAAAAACTGGAAAAGATCAAGAGGAAACAGCAGCGAGGAGTGGCAGCATGACCATGGGGTCCATAGAGCAATCGATGCAGCGCTCATATCAATTGGCTGCCAATCTCAATCACGAGTTGGTTACCCTGGAGCATCTACTGGCTGGGCTGCTGGAGATGGAAGGCATACAGAAGATGATCACCAAAGCAGGCGGTGATCTGGAAAGCCTCATCTCTCATACCAGCGATTGGCTAAACACTGACAGCAACCATGTGATAGTGAAACAGGGCAGCTTCCAACCTCGCCACACCACTCTGCTCAGCAACGTGATCAAGAAAGCCAAGACCCAGAGCATGTTCAGCGGTAGGAGGGAACTTGGCCCAGCTGACATATTCCTAGCGCTGTATCACATACCAGATAGCCCAGCCAGCTGGTTCATCGAGCAATATGCCCCACCAAAAGAAAAGATACTGGAGTACCTAAGCAAGGGCGACAGTGATACTACCAACGGCATGGACGAGTCTCAGGCTCTAGAGGTGCTGCAACAGTACTGCATCAATCTAAACGACAAGGCACAGGATGGCAAGATAGATCCTCTGATAGGTCGAGAAAAAGAAGTTGAGCAGATCACACAGATCATAGCACGGCGCAACAAACACAACGTGATCATGACAGGCGATCCGGGCGTGGGCAAGACAGTGATAGTTGAAGGTCTGGCTCGCCGCATCACGGAAGGCGACGTACCTGACATACTGCTAGACAAAGTGATCTGGAATTTGGACGTTGCTACTCTGGTAGCAGGCACCAAATTCAGGGGTGATTTTGAAGAGAGGATGAAGCAGATAATCTCAGCATTCTCAGCACTGCCTAACACCATCATGTTTATCGACGAGATACACATGATCATGGGTGCTGGTAATGGCGGCGGCGGAGGTAGCATTGATGCAGCCAACATGCTGAAACCTGCACTTAGCCGTGGTGAAATTTGCTGCATAGGCAGCACTACCAACGAAGAATATCGCAAGCATTTTGAAAAGGATCGTGCCCTAGTAAGGCGGTTCCAAAAACTGGACATCTTTGAACCCAGCATTGAAGACAGCAAGCGCATACTGCAGGGCATTGCCAAGCACTACGAAGAATATTATGGAATGCAGTTTGAAACAGCAGCCTTGGATGCGGCTGTTGATCTGACATCGCGACACATACATGACAAATGCTTGCCAGATAAAGCCATTGATATCATAGACAGTGCTGCAGCATGGCAACGCATCAAACCAGAAACAGAGCGTGCTACAGTGATCACCAAGGAGATGGTCGAAGCTGAAGTCAGCAGGGTTGCCAAGGTGCCAGTGACCACTGTGAAGAGCAAGGAAGCCGATAAGCTAGAGCTATTAGACACAGATCTGAGGTCAAGGATATTTGGACAGACTGATGCCATCGACGGTGTGGTCAATGCCATATACATGAGCCGGAGCGGGCTGCGCGAAAGCGACAAGACCGTGGGCAGCTTCCTGTTCTCAGGTCCCAGCGGTGTTGGCAAGACAGAAGTTGCCAAGCAGTTGGCCAAGAGCCTGGGCGTACACTTCGTGCGTTTTGACATGAGTGAGTTCCAAGAACGTCACACAGTGAGCAAGTTCATCGGATCACCTCCGGGCTACGTTGGTTACGGTGATGGTGGTGCAGGCGGCGGCATGCTGATCAACGAGCTGGAGACTCATCCGCACTGTGTGCTGTTGTTTGACGAGATCGAAAAGGCACATCCGGATGTCTATAACATTTTCCTGGCCATGATGGATCACGGCATGGTCACCAGCAGCCAAGGCAAGAGCGCTAGCGCACGCAATGCTATCGTGATATTCACCAGCAATCTCGGCGCAGCTGAGATGGAAAAAGAACTGATAGGTTTCACCAAGAGCGATAACAGGGACGAAGATACTCAGGCCATCAATAGGTTCTTTACTCCGGAATTCCGCAACAGGCT